TTGTTGCTCTCTGGTATGAGAGGCACCATCTCAAAACGCATACCCTCGTTATCTTTTAGGAAGTTTTTGAAATGTACTTTTGTGTACTCGTTCATTGCGAGTCCGCCATTTCTGGCTACCATGTGATATTTCATACCTCAATTATTTTCTTAAACTCCTTCGCTACTCCATCCACTACGACGAATTGACTGACTGTGTGCTTTTGAGGGATGTAACGGTACCACACGTGTCCTTCTTCCTCTTTCCGTTCAAGGAGGTTATCCTCGCAAAGTTCACGCAAACGCCTCGACCCGTTACTGCTCTTGTATGTTGTTTTTTGAGATATAAGCCTCTCTATCTCTCCGCCTGAAATAAATTCGCCTGCATGACGTTGGTAGTAACTCAAAATTCTTTGGCGCAGTGATTGTTTTGCCATATAGTTTTTATATTAAAATGGAATATTTTCTGGAGCGATATCATCACCAGCTGAAGAGGCCTGTGCCTCCTTCTTTTCTTTCGGCTCGTCCAAGAATAGCGAGTACTGTGCATTACGGTCGTTAAGTTCGAGGATGCCGCTCTTCTCTCCGTCATCTTTCGTGAAGATTGTCACCTTGCCAATAGATGCCCAAAAGGTTTTCTCTTCACCGTCTTTGGTCTTGTATTTTTTCGGATTTGTCACGTTGTATCGTTCTACTTTCATATTAGATAGTTATTGTCGCAATTTTGCGATAGATAGTAAATGTGTTTCCTTCGCGCTTCACTTCGTCAGTTTCCTTGTTGTAGTCGTTTGCTTTGAGGAAGTCTTGATACGCTTGGTTCTTTTCTGCTCTTGCCTTTTCGTTTGCTTCCGCTTCTGCTATCGCTTTTTCATCAGCGATACGCTTTGCTTCTGATTCATTTTTCTCGCGTTCTGCCTTTTCTTCTGCTTCTCGGACACGGCGGTCGGCATCTTCCTTTGCTCGTTGCTCTGCTTCAGCAACACGTCGGTCTTCAGCTTCCTTGCGGTCTTTTTCTTCTTGTTCACGGCGAGACTCTGCCGCTTCTCTTTCAATTTTATCCGCCGCGCACTGGTTTTTGTATGCGGTAAATGCAGTGTCGTCGAGAGTAAGGATGAATTCGTCTATTGCTTCCGCCCCTACCTTGGCAAGCTCTTCCTTCCGCCATGGTAGTTTTTGAGTGCGTTCCTCCATGGTTGCCTTCTGTGCTTCTTCTGCTTCGAGAGCCTTGAGTCGGTCTTCTTCTGGCTTGAGAATAGAAATATACTCCTTTTCGTTTTCCATAACCATTTTGTTATGTTTTAAGGCTTCCTCACGGAGAGCCTTGCCAGCCTTTTCGATAATGCCACGCACCTTTACGAGCATCTTTCGTGCCTCAACGGTTTCCAGTGTCTTGCTATGTTCTAGTATTGCGGTGAGTTTTGTAATGTTCTGCTCCTTTAGGTCAAAGGCTGCGAGTGTAAGTTCTTCCATATATTTAGAATGGGTTAAGTAGTGCTTCGAGGCGGTCGATTTCTGCTAGCACTGTTTGTTCGTTTAATAAGATTGCTTCTGCGTCCTTTTGTACATCCTCACGAGTTACTTTGAAATATACAAGTGAGGCGGTTGGTACTGATGGGTTGTAGAATACCACCCAGAGTGTTTGCAGATCGGTATTTACTGCAAAGTATTTACGTGCCTGCGATTTGTACTTAGGTGTCGCGGGGTCAGTATGGGGGTAGTCTTTCGTGAAGTGTGCGCAAAGGTGATGAGCAGCTTTGAGGCACTTCACTTCGATTGCTGTCTCTTTGTCGATTACCTTGTCAGGGGATACGTAGATACGGTCGTCGATATCGGACACCCACACAACCTTTTCAGGTTCGTTGTATTCGTACCCTAGTTCTTCCTTTGTCGCTTCGATGAATGCTTGAACTGCTACGTCTTCGAGACGGTTGCCCCGCGTCATCGGGTTCTCTGCTTCTTCAGGTATTGAGACTCGTTCTGCGAGAAGTTCGTAAAACTCTACGCCGTATTTCCCGACGGACTTCGGCTTTACGCCATGAGTTCGAGTTCCTCCGATACGTCCTTTGCGGAATTCTTTCCAGTCTTCCTCATTTTGAAATTTAATTGTTTGCATTTTGTTCTTCAAGAGTCGCCGATAAAAATGTGACTATGTCTTCAAAGTTATTCTCGACGAGTTCCAACTTTGTTATTTTCTTTACAGCCGCCTTGCAGGTATCGGCGGTTTCAGTGTCTTCACCAAGAGCCTTGAGGAGTGCCATGATTTTCATCTTCGGGCTTGCTGGTAACTTTGGCTTTGTTTTCTCAAGTCGAGCATCTTGGTCTTCGTCTGCAACCATAATACCGAATAAATTACAAAGTGTGTATCGCTTGAGGTACGTGATGGTGATTGCAGTTTTCTGAGGGGCGCTATTTGCTTTCGTTCCCTCTGCAATTTCTGAAACCATTGATGATGTGTCGGTGTGCCCGTTGATGTGTGTTGCTTTACACACGACCTCGATTGACTTCTCGCTCATTGAAGTATCCCAACTATATGTGAAGCCCTGCTTACGGATTAACTCCTTGCACTGTGCGACAATGTCCTCGAGTGGTGCATAGTTGCTGTTCGTTCCGCCATTTTTCTTCAGTTTCTTGACTGTTGGTATTTCTGACTGGAGTGTCGACATCGACTTAATGTACTCCGCCTTTGCCTGATTCGCTTGAAAGCGTTCTTGTAGTGACATGAGTTTCTCAAGTACTTCTACGTTTGCGCCGCTCGCGATGGCTGTCATAATCATGGCCTGTGGGGAGCTTGGATCAACCTGTAGAGCTGTTTGCTCTTGTGTTACCACCAATTCTTTTTCTTGTGTCATATATTTATTCTTCAATTTCTACCAAAGCGTCAACCATCTCTTGTAAATTCTCTTGCATACCATCAGGCATCAATCCTTCTTCTGAAAGTGCGTAGTTACGCATGAGTTCTCGTCCGTTGATGAAGAGGACTATTTGTACTGTTTTGATTTTCATAATTAACTCACCTGTTTCAAACTCTGTGAATATTGAATCTGGCATACTACTTCTTATAATTATCCATTAAAAATTGCACTGTTGCTTCCATGCTCGGTAGTCGTTCTTTTGCTTTAAGAATTTGTAACTCTTGTAGCAATAGAACTGACTGGAACCTGATGCGTCCTTCTTTATTTTTTATCTGCATAGTCGTAGTGTAGCACATGTGGCACACTACACAATATAGACAATAGATATTCTTGTGGTGTAATTATACCTCTGAGTATTCTTTCTTTAATCCTTTTAACATATAAAGGATTGCTACATCCGCTCTAATAGAAAATGTTTCTTTATCGCCAAATTCAAAGTGAAGTATTATATCGCTTGAATGCAGTTGACCAATATCACCGTACTGTATTGAGTTGTCCCGTATCGTTATTTCTTTTCTCATTTTTATAATCGTTTATCACTACCTTCGAGACGGACAACATCACACATTCCGATAATTCTTGAAGTGATGCGTTCACCAAGACGTTCAGACAATTCATCTGGCGAAAGGTTCGATGTGAAGATTGTCGGGAGCATTTCATTGTATCGGTGATTCAGTAAAAGATAGAACTCAGAAATTACCCACTCACTTAATTTCTCTGCACCTATATCGTCGATAAAAAGAAGTTTTCTACTCTGCACCAATTCTTCCATTGGATGTTCTTTATCTTTCCGATCAAAATCTTTTTTCATTTCTGAGAAAAGCTCTGATGCGTTTATAAAAATACCTCTGTGAATTTTATGTACTTCGTCACCAACCTTTCTTTCTTTTGTGTAGTAATTATGCAATGAATAAGCAATGTGAGTTTTACCCGTGCCCACTGAACCGTGGATATAAATACCACGACGTGTCTCTCTTATTTTATCAAAGCAGGCCTTCACGTTTTCAGGGACATCATCATATTTTGCGTCTTTGTATCGTGGTGGTGTCATACGTTTATTTTGATAGTTTTAATGTTTGCGTATTTTCCAGGAGTGGCTTGGATTCCAAGTGCCCCCGGCTTCTTCCGCGGCGGAATAATATCGTCTTCCCACTGTCGATTTTTGATGTAACGCTCAGGGTCTTTTACGAATCCATTTACCCACTTGTCGTCGAGTTTACGTTTTGGTACGTCAAGCATGATTGCAGCTCGGTCTTCTGCGGTTATTTTTTTCCATTCAACGAAGGCCTTTTTCTTTGCTGTATGTTTTGGATAGATTTTCCAAAATTCTTCGAAGTCCTCGGGGTATTCTTTATCCTTACCTATACTTACCTTACCTATCCTTACCTTACCTATCCTAAGTGCACGACTCGTTGACGTTACGTGCACGTGATTTTCTCCTTGTTTTTCAACGTTTTCTGAAATAAGCGTATCAAGTTGGAAGTGTCCGCTTGGGACAGGAATTGCAACACCACTACTATTAAGCGAGTACGAACCATTCGGTCTTATATACAGCGTTTGTTTGTGGTTGAGGTATTTTGTCTCAGTGTATATATCCTTTCGGATGTAGTTGTTAATTCGCCAATGCTTAATAACCACCACGCCGTCTTCAAACGAAATGATAAACTTCTTCATTACGAGAAGTTTTATATCGTCACCTTGTGAGCCGATATCTCGCATCACTCTCTTTGGGTTTGCAATGAAACCGTCATCATCTGCACGGGCGTTAAGATGAAAATATAAGAGCTGAGCACTTTGAGGCATGTCTAGAAACGCATCAGTATCGATGACGTCTAGACTTGTCATTCTACGTTGAGCCATATTTTATATAAATAAAACCCTCTATTCAGTAAGCGAGCATTGCGTGTCGGTGCTTTCCTTCACCGATGGGCATGTAGCCCGCTCTCTTACTAAATACAGGGTTGTAGTAACGGAAAGTTTATAACATTTTATTGGTTCGCGCGCAACTACTAACCAACTCCACAATTTTACACCCACTTCAAAAATAACACAACCCCATAGTTATCCACAGGTGTGGACATTGCATGAATTCTGTTATGGGTGTAAAATACTGACATGGAAACAGTAGATTTTGTTAAAGCGGTAGTCAGTCCACTACTTGAACACCCCGACGATTTTGTTATCACAGAAACAAAAGACGACCGAGGTATTCTTTTAGTTCTCTCCTGCCACCCAGAAGATATGGGTATGATTATTGGTAAAAGTGGCAAAACGGCAGATGCAATTCGCCTGCTTGCACGTATTATTGGAGTTAAAAATAATGCTCACGTAGGCATTAAAATTACTGACCCTAGAAAATAACTATATGGAAAATAAAGAAGAAGTAGACGCACGAGTAAAAGAGTTTACGGAAGGTTATAAGAATCTCGTAGAAAAGCATAAGATTGATTATGCAAATGTACCGACCTTCATCCCCGATGGACAAGGTGCATTCAAATTGATCGTACAGAACTACCCAGTTGATATTTCTCAGCGACCGACAGAAAGCCCATTCATTCCAAAAGCATAATATGAAACTCGCCGATATATTCGGTAAAACCGAAAAAGAAACCTACGAAAAACCTGTAGGTAAAGCAACAATAGTTCAAGATGAACCATTATCAGCATTTGATGAATTTGAAAATGAAACTTAAACCAGTCAATAATCATATTTTGATTGAACCCGTAGCAAGAGAAGCATTTATGGCATCTCATACAGAAACATTCCAAGAAATTGGAGTGGTTATTGCTGTGCCTGACGAATTTACTGGAATTAAAATTGGAGATAAAGTATTCTTCGATTCATGGCTTGCCGCTAAATATCCCGCAGAGAATACAGACGGGTATTATTGGTTGGTAAAATGGGAAGATATACGCGCCTATGTCCCGCTATCAGAATAGCCTTTGTAGAAACGGCTACCTACACGATTACCGCCTTGTTTCTCAGACTCACAAAGGAATGCTAGAGCGTTGCACTCGTTGCGGTAAACAATTACACATATCAAGCGATATGCCAAACCATGTGTTCTTAAGTCACCATATTCGTTCTGCGTTACAGAAGAATGACCCATTATTCAAAAGGGAGTACCCCGATATTAAATAAATTATGTTGAAAAACGACAATCTGCATTTTGATGCACAAGATAAACTTTACTCAGGAATCAAGAAAATCGCCACAGCTGTTGGAAGTACTATGGGTACGGCTGGAGGAAACGTTATTATTGAGGCAATTGAAACTCCTGGATACCTCGCAACAAACGACGGATTCAGTATTGCAAACAGCATCATCCTTGCCGACCCCACAGAAGACCTTGGACGACGAATCCTTCTTGAATCAATAAACCGTGCCAACAAGCAGTCTGGCGACGGATCAAGTACTACATGCGTTGTTACCGCTGCAGTCCTTGAAAATGGACGCTCACGAATTGGTAGTGCTCGTCCAATGGAAATTAAGAGAAGCCTTGAAGAATGTTTACCGTTGGTAATAGAATCAATCAATTCACAAAAGATTGACGTTACTGTAGAAGATATCCATCAAGTAGCATCAATCAGTGCTGAAGATGTCAATATCGGTAATAGAATTGGAGAGATTTACAAGGAGATTGGTAAAAAAGGAATAATCCACTGGGATATTTCAAAGACAGCGGAAGACCATCATGTTATAGGCTCAGGTATTACTGTTGAAGGTGCTGGATATTATAGCCCTTACATGTGCGATGCTTCTGAATCAGGGCAGTCAACAAATCAGGTTCGTATCAAGAATCCAAAGATTCTTATTACAAAGCAAAAGATTTCAAGTGCCGAAGAACTAGGCGGAATCTCTGGTGCTCTCTTTTCACAAGAAGTACGAGATCTTGTAGTATTCTGCGACGATATCGACCCACTTACAATCTCTGATATTATCAAAACACGAGCAGTCCGTGGTTTCCGCATTGTTATTGTAAAAATGCCAGTAATGTGGAAGGATTGGTGGTTTGAAGATATTGCGAAGGCGACAGGCGCATCAATTGTTGATGTAAATGCAGGACTCTCAATGAAGCAGGTTAAGATTGAGCACCTAGGAACAGTTGGAGACATCATAATTACAAAAGACGAAACACACCTTGATGGTATTCGTGACTTAAGTTCATACATTTCTTCACTCACTGAAGATAACACTGACGATGGTCTTCTTCGAGCAAGCCGTCTCAACACAAAGACAGCACGTTACTTCGTAGGTGCACCAAGTGAAAGTGCCCTTAGCTATCGTCGCCTAAAGGTTGAAGATGCAATCAGCGCTGCATATCAAGCTCTCAATGGTGGAATTGTAGCAGGTGGAGGCGTAGCGCTTCTACAGGCATCAAAGACACTCCCACAAACTATAGGTGGAGACATTCTGCGTGAAGCACTCAAAGCTCCTACTCTACAGATTCTATCAAACGCAGGTATTGAATCGACTAACATTGATTCACTAGAATCAAATATGGGATACGACAGCCGTACAGGAGAAGTTGTAGACATGGTTAAAGAAGGCATCATCGACCCCGCAAACATTGTTATCAACGCCGTAAAGAATTCAATAAGTGTATCAGCAACAGTATTGACCGCACCCACACTTGTTATGCTTCCGATGGACGAATCTCAAATATAATAATTATGAAACACTTCAGTATTCGGGGTATTTGCCGAGGTTGTAGAAAAATGAAATGGTTCGTCCGTAAAAGAAACATTACCCTACCAATCGGACAGGTTGCAGAGTCAAAAGACTTATTCTGTACAACATGTTACAATAAATTACAAGGAGTATTAAATCAACATGAAGAAAAATTCTACGATTGACCAAATCGACTTTAATCCAGAGTCAAACAAAAACGTTATATCAATTATTAGACAAGAAGACGGTAACTACATAGGGTATACACAAAGGAACGGAGGCTATGTAACTGTTCGACAAGGTGACCCGAGTACAGTACTTAGTCTTCTACTAACTCACCCGTAAACTTATGGAAATGCTCACAAAACAAGAAAAGAGATTTGTTGCTGAGGTGGCTGAGCATGGAAATAAGACACTTGCAGCACAAACTGCTTTTGGTATAAAGGATACAAACTACGCAAGTGTGAAGTCCGTTAGATTGCTAGGTAAAGATAGGATTGTCAATGCTATACAGGATGCATTATCAGATGAACTATTGTTGCAAGTTCATCTTGAAGGATTGCAAGCGATGAAGGAAGAGCCCACAGCTGACAAAGAAGGGAAGCCAGATTACGCAGTACGTCACAAATACTTAGACAGCGCATACAAACTCAAAGGTTCATTCGCACCAGACAAACACGTCAATCTAAACCTAACCGCAGACGTTCCAAACGAGAAACTTAAAAAGCTCGCTGACAAACTAAATGGCAGAGGATAAAATCATAATTGACGGTGAAGAGTATACCAACGAAGAGGTTGCACAGGCGGCAAACCTCTTTCCGTACACATGGATTATTCAGAATGAGATAAAGAACGAAACAGGTACACCAATAGACTTTGATAAGCGTCCTTGGCAGAAAGACATATACAACGACCTATCACCACATCAAGTTCTGTTGAAACCTCCACAGATTGGAGCAACAGTAATGAATACCTTGAAGTCTCTATGGGTAGCTAAGAACCTTGGTAGACAGATTATTTATACCCTCCCAACAATGGGAGACGTTCAAGTTATGGTTGGAGGTTCGTTCAACCGTATCATTGCCCAGAATCCAATACTCATGTCATGGGTAAAGGACAAAGACACTGTTGAGCAGAAGACTGTTGGTAACAGTATGATATTCTACCGCGGTACATGGAGTAACAAACAAGCGATGATGGTTCCGTCAGGTCTAAACATCCACGACGAAGTAGACGCAAGTGACCCTGAAGTTATCACACAATACGAAACACGCCTGCAAGCTCAAGATGATGGAGGCTGGCGGTGGTACTTCTCTCATCCAAGTCTCGTAGGGCATGGCGTAGATGTATACTGGCAACAGAGCGACATGAAGGAGTGGTACATCACATGTCCTCACTGTGAACACTCTCAAACTCTCTCATGGCCTGATAACATTGATATCGAAACGCAAAAGTATATATGCCAGTCTTGTAAAGGAGAGCTTGAAACTTCTGACCGAATCAATGGAGAATGGAGGAATATTGACGGAGTACCATGGAGAGGTGAGATTGTGGGGGATTATGAATTCAGTGGATGGCATGTGTCACAGCTTATGCTACACAACAAGACCGCTGGAGATATCATACATGCATTCAACGATCCACTAAAGAACCAGCAATACTTCTACAACTACGTTCTTGGACTACCATACGCAGACAGCGAAGACCGAGTTGACCATAATGTAGTCCTCAGAAACTGTGTTGATGTTGTGAATGACCAACAAGGAAGGACTATCATTGGAGCTGACACAGGTCATGGTATTCACTACGTCCTAATGAATAACCAAGGTGTGTTCTTCTATGACCACGAGCGTGAGATAACAGCCAGCAAAACACCATACGATGTTATCAAGGGATACCTTAAGCGATTCCCAAAATCTATCGCGGTATTCGACCAAGGTGGTGACCTTATCGGAGTTAGACAACTACAGCAAGAGTATCCAGGTAGAGTCTTCCTTTGTTTCTACACCAAAGACCGTAAGTCAATCGAGATGGTTGAATGGGGTAAAGATGATGAGTATTGGAAAGTCCGTGTTGATAGAAACAGAATGATGACACTCGTCATGGAGCAGATACGAGACATTGGACGCATTCGCCTCAATGGAACACCTGACGAATGGAGAGATTTCGCGAATATGTTTGACAACATTCACCGTGAAAAGATTATGGTGAAGGAAACACGCGGCAAGGATAACCGTGAGCTGTACGGAGCCGAGTATGTATGGAAACGGACGGGGCACGATCACTATTGTCACGCACTGCTCTATGCTATTGTAGGTTTACAAAGATTTGGAGGAGGAGAAGCAGCGCGTGTTATAGATACTGCACGCGACGCAATACCGAACGCAAACATAATCACACCTGAGAAGCTCACAAGTCCTCTAGGATTTCGAGCAAGGGATTTCGCAAATGAAAATTTAGTGGTATAGTTATACAAACACCGTATTCCCCATTATTTTTTATCGTCAATTATGAACGAGACAGACCCATTTGCTCTCAATGTACGTGGAGCAACAGATTTGGTTGAGAACCAAACAAACAAGATACGTACTCGTGGAGGAGAGTCACCAGAGGGGCTTTCTGGAGAGAAAACAGATTCTCTCGATTTAAACATGTCTGATGAAGAACTTATAAAGCTCAAGAACGAGTGGGAAAATAACTACGCAGGTTACGAGGGGAAGATGAAGACGATATGGGAGCGAAACCTTGAAAGTTATCTCGGAAAGAAGAAGGACGGGCAATGGTTAAACCCTGAAGGTCCGAGTGCTGCGAATCTTCAATTCGAGGCAGAGGAGACATTCTTGTCGGCTGCACTCAGTAAGAATCCTGAGCCTGTTGTTTGGTCTGACAATACTCCTGAAGGGAACGAGATTTCATCAAGTGTGAAAACCATGCTCGCCTTCCACTCCGACCAGCTTGTACTTCGCCGTAAGCTCGCATTCATGGTACGACAGTGGTCTATCTATCACCTTGGTGTACTTAAGTTTGGTTGGAATGCAGAGATTGGAGACGTGGCCGTAGAGAACAGACGTATCCAGAACTTTGTGTTTGACCCCGAAGGATACGTAGATGCTTACGGAGATTATATAGGCTACGTTGGTGAACGCATTGATGTCACAGCTGAGAAGCTTGTAGGTATGTTCCCGAAGTGTAAAGAATACGTGCAAAACGAGACAGATGGTAAGTATGGCACAAAAGTAACATACACCGAATGGTGGTCTGCTGACAGTACATTTACATTCAAAACATACAAAGGGAAGGTTCTGGAAAAGAATAAGAATCCATATTTCAATCATCCTGAGGCTGATGTAAACCCAATGACGGGCGATTCTGAAGTAGATGAACTTGGAGAGGAAGTGATGATAGCACCGCGCAACCACTTCGCGATGGCAAAGAAGCCATATGTGTTCCTTAGTGTATTTAGTCTACAGCAACAGCCTCATGACATCACAGGTCTTATCGAGCAGAACATAGCTAACCAGAAGAAAATAACTGACCGTAGTGAACAGATTGATTACAACGTCGGTTCTGCAAATAATGGCTATGCGTTCAGTGAAGACAACTTCAACCAAGAAACAGCCAAGCAAGCAGCGAACGCTAGACGTCGCGGTAATCCAATTCTAATCCCAAGTGGCGGTCCTATAGCGAATGCTATCATGCCACTACCAGCACAGAGCCTTCCGCAATCAGTATTCAATGAGGTTGAGATAGCAAAGAACGACCTGCGTCAAAGCTGGGGAGTTCAAGGTATATCTGTGCAACCTCATGATGAGGACGCAACAGCGCGAGGTCTTATCATCAATCAATCGAACGACTCTAGCCGTATTGGTGGAGGAATTGGAGATGCTATTGAACAAGTTGCTGATAATACATTCAATTGGCTCGTACAGCTCTATTATGTTTTCTATGATGAACAGCATTTCGCTGTAATCATGGGAAGTGCTAAGGCTGTCGAGTACGTTACTCTACAGTCGAGCGACATGGATAGACAGGTGATTGTAAGCGTAAGCCCAGACAGTCTTAAGCCAAAGGATGAAGTAACTCAGATAAACCTTGCACAAGCACTATTTGATAAGGGAGCAATCGGTCCGAAGACACTGCTTAAAATGCTTGACTTCCCTGACCCCGACCAAGCAGCTGCGGATGGTATCTTGTACAAAACAGACCCCATGGCATACATGATGTTGAACTTCCCTGAGATGGCACAACAGTTACAATCCTCACAGCAACAAGCAATGATGCAAGCATCACCACAAGGAATGGCACCAGAAGGAATAACTGAGCCAGCACCTCAAATAAGTCAAGATTCCGCAAGCGCTGCATTAAGTAACGTACCTATTCCATCACTGTAGTTGCTTTACAAAAATAATCATTGTATAATTTATCTATGAATAAATATCATACAACAAAGCATGATATGTCTCCTAAGAAATCCGCAAAAGACAAGGCATTTGAAAATCGTCTAAAGAAGAAATAGCCCTTATTCGGGGGCTGAACGACCTCTATGCGAGTTGGTAGTGCTCTTTCGTAGAAGTCGTCCAGTCCCTGAGTGGGATACCTGTGGCATGTAAAGTTGGCCAGCGTCAAAACTAGCTTGAATTATTAAGACCTAGAAATAGGCAGTAACGCCTGCAATATGGCAATTCAACTATGAATGAACAAGAAAAGTTCCTTGAAAGTCTCAATGTAGAACCACAAGACGATATTTTAACTCGCTCGATTAACCCTGAAGCTCCTGAAGCAACTACGCCTGAAGTTCCTGAAAAGGAAGAAGACGAAGAGGCTGATGGAGTTTCACCACGTAATCGCCGAGAACGACGCTTAATGAAAAAGCTCGACGCAGAACGTTCATCATCAATGCAGTTAGCTGATAGGCTAAAGGTTGTAGAGGATGCACGTAGCTCATCTGAAGAGAAGGATTATCTCAAGTCTATAGAGAAAATCTATGGTAATGATTCTCCTGAAGCTCAAGTCGCAACAAGCTTGCTAAAAAATGCAATCATTGGCGCACGTGATGAAGCGAAGTCTCTTGCAATTGCAGAGATGCGTGCTGAACGAGAAGCTGAGAAAAATGCTATTGTAAAAGCAGAACAGGAACTCGACGATATTATCGACGAGATTGAAGAGTCACAGAATGTTACTCTGACTGCTGCACAAGAAAAAGGCTTTATCCAGCTACTTCAAAAAATGTCGCCAAAAGACCGCAATGGTACTGTGATTGAATTCGCAGACCCCTCTGCAGTTTGGGATGTCTACAAAGATAAACTAACAAAGAGAACTGACACGCGTGCAAAAGACATCGCTGCCCGTTCGATGACTCAAGGTGGGGCACCGCAAGCAAGTACATTGCCAACGGATGCCACCGCACGTGCTTTACAAGCAATGGGTATTATTTAATATAAATTTATATGGCACCAGGTGTAAATATTACCACTACCACCAACCAGTATTTGGCTCCGTTAGCCTAACCCAAAGCGGCAATTAGTTGATTTATTATTAAAAGGCGCTAAGATATGGTTTATGTCACATAGTGAAGAAACCAAAATAAAAATATCTAACGCACTGAAAGGTCACAAACACTCTGAAGAAACCCTCGCAAAACTTCGTGGAAGTAAAAGGAGTGACGAGTTTCGCAAAAAGATGAGTGAAATTGCTAGAAATCGTATACCTTGGAACAAAGGAAAGAAATTAGGAAATTTATTTCCTAATTCTGGACAGTTTGTAAAGGGTAGTAAGCGTTCTAAGGAATCTATCGAAAAACAAAGGACTTCAATGATAGGTATAAAACGTACTTCGTCTGAAATAGAGAAGAATAGACAAAGTCAATATCGTAGATTTGAAAAAGAAATAGATGGATATAGTTATGAAGATAACGGTCGTAGGAACAGAAGAAAGATACGACTTATTAAAAATGGAGGTCATCATTCAATAAAAGAATGGAACGACTTGAAGGAAACTCATAACTTTACCTGTAAAATATGCCAACTCAAAGAACCTTACATACGATTAACAAAAGACCATATAGTTCCAGTTTCTAAAGGAGGTAGCGACGATATAACAAATATCCAACCTCTCTGTAGGAAATGTAATTCTATAAAATCAACAAAACTAATTGAAAATCGAGTGAACTCAGGGGAAGTCCAGAACGGATAATCCTGACCCGAGCGTGCATCTAAAAGGTGCACGAAGGAGCAACGACTAGGTAGTGAAACTCTAACGAGAATATAATCTACCCACGAGCGCTCGACACCGAAAGGTGATGATATAGTCTGAACACTATAGGAATATAGTGAAGTGGTAATTAAAAAAGCCACGATAACAAAATTGTTTGGGTAGACCAAGTGCTTCGTGACAACTACTTCTTCGGCAAACTAATGCAGAAGACCAAGAAGTACGAAGGAAGTCAGATGCTTATCCCTAAACTATTTAGTTTCGCTTGGTAAGCGACTTCATGGGGATATAAAATCAGTTCTAATATACGGCGAAACTCCCACCTGCGCTTTGCGTAAATGGACAACGCCTACCAAGCACATTGACAGATATAATAGGAATGACATATAATGTAGTCATGGAAGATTACATTTATATGGCAGGTTTCTTTGATGGTGAAGGATGTATACGTATTAACAAACGGGTAAGACCAGTTAGTATTGAGTATTCTTTGTTTATCTCACTTGGGCAGAAAGACGGTGCCTGTATGGACTGGTTAGTCAGTACATTTGGAGGACACGTCCATAAAGTCAAGAGAGATAACTCATTTATCTGGATAGTGAGCAATAAAAAAGCTCACGAGTTTCTAGAAAAAGTAATTCCGTATTTGAAGTACAAGAAACCACAAGCCCTAGCTGCTTTACAACTCGCTAATGGTAAAAGAACAAGAGTTCTTTCGCCAGAAGAATTAGCAAGACGAGAAAGCATATATCTAGAAATAAAAAGACTTAAACATGTCTTTGAACAACCAATGTTCGCAGGTACAACGACTAAACGAATTGACCCGAAAGGGATGTAATAGTCTGAACACGGCAGGAATGTCGTGAGGAGAGGTCGGATAGAGTAAGCAACTATCCCTCGGAAGAATTTCTCCCTAGTAACAAGCTTGATGAAATACCAGAAGGGTACCGCATCAGTAGCATTCAATGGCTACGACCTTCTCCCAATCTCTCAACAGCCGACGAGCGTCAACATGACTTTTTATCCAACATTCATCGCAACAAACGTTTCTCTTGCAGGTACAGACCTTTCGGTCAACGCAACCGCAATGCAAACACTTAAGTTGCTTGCTGTTGAAATGGAAAGCCGTAAGCAGGATGCCGCAGACGACGTTGGTAACTTCCTCCAGGGTGACGGTACGTCATTCGGTGGAAAGGCTCCGAACGGTCTTGCAAACACTATCGACAACGGTACTGTCGCAGCAAACTACGGTGGACTTAGCCGTGCAACATACAGTGGTCTTAACGCTACTGTTACAGCATCAGGCGGTACAATCTCACTCGTAAAGGTACGTACTCTTTGGAATGCAATCTCAGACGGTCCAGTAGTTCCAGACTTCATTGTAACAGACTACACAACATGGGCTTACTTTGAACAGCTCCAGACTCCATTCCAGCGCAACACTGCTGACTTCGGTCGTGACAGTGGACGTGTAGCATCTACTTCAGGTTACAGCGAACAGATGTGGGATGGTATGATTATCAGCCGTGACAAGAAGGTAACTACTGGTTACTTCTACATGCTCAACATGAAGGACACCCTCGATTGGTACGGTCTTAAGTGGTGGGAAGGTGAACGTGTCTCTCCAAAGGCAAAGGATATCCAAGGAAACGTATATGAAAACAATCTATACGCTCCAGGTGATGCCTTTACATGGACAGGTATGATTAAGGCTTACAATCAGGGTACTATCAACGGCTTCATGATTCTCGGTGGACAGATGATTTGTAAGGCTCCGTTCCGTAACGGAGTGCTTACGGGAATTACTGGTGTGTAATCTTAACTTATATGTCTACACCAGGAAATCTTCTCGTTGAAAACAACGACCCATATACAATGACCAACGGCGGTATTCGTACTGCGAAGCCTGTATATATCGACAATGACTTGACAGTAACTGGCACCACTACTATCGCAGGAGTTTCTTTGACCGACCTTACGGTTACTGGAAACACTGTTATTGGTAACTCAGCAACCGACACACTTGCTGTGACAGGAGTCTCAACATTTACAGCAGGTGCGACAACTGACGCAGTGAATGTTACTGGTACCGCTATTACTACAGGTAAGGCTATCGAGGTCATTGACCTCGCAGCACTTACTTCTGGTATTGGTGTCAGTGTCACGTCTGCTGCGACTGCCATTACTGGTGCAGGACGCTTGATTAGTTCGTCACACTCAGGTGCGACAACGACATCAGGTATCTTGAATGAGTTTGCCTCGGCAGCTAACGACGAAACGGTTATCGTAAAGGTAACTGCTTCGGATGTGAACGCTCTTGGTACTGCTCTTCAGGTGTCTTCTGCTACCACTACTGGTAACGGAATCACTGTAGCAGCCAACGCTCTCACCGATGGTTTCGGAGTCTCCGTCACGTCTTCGGCAACCGCCTCAACGGCTACGGGTCGCTTGCTTAACGTAAACCACTCGGGGGTGTCAAGTACCTCGGGTATTGTAGCTGAGGTTAAGTCTGCAGCAGCAGACGAAACTGTAGTGTTCCAAGCCCTTGCCTCTGATGCTCTTGCTGCAGGTAAGGTGGTGAACGTATCAGGTGCGGCTGTCACTACAGGTATGCTTCTCTCTGTTGCGAACGCTGACGCGCTTACCACTGGTGGGATCGCTCAGTTCAAGAGTAACAGCGCAGATACCTCATCTCGTAACCTTGTGGACATCCACAACGACAACGCCTCTGCAACTGGTACAGTTCCCCTCCAAATCACGCAGGACAACGTAACAAGCACAAACTTCAAACTGATGTATAAACTCGGTTCTATCGGCTTCTATATCTCAGACGAAACATCACCGAACACTGCACTCACTGCAGCTAAGGGTTCAGTTTGTTTCAATGGTAGTGCGACTGGTCAGGCGTTCTGGAACACTGACGGAGCTACTGCTTGGACTGCGTTCGCTTAATAACTAATAACATAAACTATGTCTAGAATTACACAAAAAGGACAAGGCTCACCACTTTCTGTCGTAGCAAATGGTCTATTCCAGACCTCAACTGATGCATCCCTCGCGACTCTCGTCGGAACACGTTGGGATTTATCAGATGGACGTGAAGTCATGCTTGTATCAGCAGGTGCGGTAGCCCTCACTTCTGGTAAGCTTATGCAGGATGCAGCAATCGTTGCAGATCACCAGAACGTCGCAGTAACTGCATATCAAGCATATTCTGCAAACGGAAACGTTCCTGCAAAGGTTACAGTTACTCTTGGTGCTACAGCAGCAACGGCTAATCAGTACGCAGGAGGCTTCGTGGTAGTGAACGACAACAACGGTGAAGGTCAAACTCTCCGTATTGCTTCACATCCAGCAGCAGACGCTTCTGCAACACTTGCTATCACACTTGAGGACGGTGCAAATACCGCTCTCACGACAGCATCAGAAGTATGTATTATCCCGCCACACGGAAAGGGCATCATCATTAACCCTACCACTCCAACAGGAGCACCAGTAGGTGTGACGCTCTACCCTATCGCAGCAAATGCATACGGATTCATCACTACAAAGGGAGTAACATCATGCCTTAACGGCGATGCGGCACTCACTGTAGGCTCCGCAATCTCTCCTTCAAATGCTACGGCAGGAGCAGTAGAGAACGGCGTAATTGCACAAGGCTTTGTAGGAAGTGCACTCCAAACTGGAGTCGACACAGAATACCGAGCAGTGTTCATTAACCTCTAGTTCTTCCGCTCTGCCCCATACAGGGGTGGAGACGGGTGCGTTAGGTACGGCTCGACTCTGATAAAGAGTTAATTATCTTGTAAAAAGAAACATATTATGCAAAACAACGTAATGGAGTATGAAAGTGTATTGCCAGAGAATTTCAATGGTATTTTCACATTCAGTAATCCGAGTAAAGAAGATTTTATTGGCGTATGGAACCGCAAGGAATACATTTTTAGGGCTGGAACAACATCAGATATGGTGATGACAGACCATTCACCAATTGAGGTGCAGCACATTCGCAAGAAGTTTGCAAAGGACTTGGCGGAACGTGAGTTCTTTAAGAGCAAGAATTATGAACATCACCGTTCTCGTGAATCAACACGTTCATCAAACGGAATGCTCCAGCCAACGGGGCAAGGCATGTCTCATGCTGGTGCATACACACTTAAAGACCTTGAACCATACATTCAGGAATGTCTCCAGCCTCTACCATCTTCTCAGCTCATGGCTCGTGCTGTTAAAAATCCAGACCTCGAAGACAGTTTGTCCAGAAATGACAAAGGAGAACTGAACACTAATGTGATTGATACAAAGACGTCACTACGCCAAAAGGCTCTCAATTCTTAATCTATGAAACTGCTCACTAAACAAGAAATACAGCAAAAAACTGCGAATGCTCGTAAGTTAGAAATTGACGAAGGCAAGAAACTTGCACAGTCTGTAGACAATTTGCGTGAATTACGTTCCTTGGAAGAGCAGAATCTTGAGAAGTTTCGAGAAAAGACAGTTTCTGCTATTCATAAAGAAATAGAAGAATTGTCTGGTGAACGTGATTCTTTAGTCAGAGAAGTAAAAACGCTCGAAGATAAACGTGAAGAGGCTCGTAAGCCATTAGATGAAGAATGGGGCACTGTACGTAAACGTGTCGAAGAAATTGATGATCGACTTGCTAGTATATCTATTCGTGAAGAATGGTTGAAGGAAAGAGAGGAAAAAATCTCTAGTAAAGAAACACTTACGAAACGCGAGTTTGAACGAGCAGACGCATCAAGCCTACGTGCTTCTCAGTTACTTAAATCAGCTGATTCAAAGGAGCAAGAGGCATCAAAGTGTGTTGCTTCAGCGAAAGCTATCGAGGAATCAGCCATACTTATGAAGGACGAATCCATAAAAACGTTGTTAGCACGCGAAAATGCAGTAGCACTTCGCGAAAGTAGTATGATTTTGCAGGAAAATAACGCCGAAAAAGAAAGAGAAGAACTAGCAAAAGAATGGCGGTTGCTCGAAGACCGCAAAGCATTATTCGAACGAAACAAAAAAAGATTATGTCTCTAAATACAGGCACTGCAGTTGGATATTCATACAAGAATATCACCACAACCACTACTACACTTGTAAAATCAGGTGCTGGTATTCTTCACACCTTAACACTTACTAAGCCTGTTGCGACTGGTACGATTGCTATTTATGATGGAATTGATGCTACAGGCACTTTGATTGGAACTATCACCGTTCCTGCAAATCCACAGCCGTCTACGCTCACATTTAACGCGCATGTTCTCGTTGGAATTACAATAGTAACGGGAACTGCTGCGCAGGATATTACCGTAACATTCATCTAATATGACAAATGCGCCGAGAGACGAAAATAACGTACCTGCGCTTCTTGCTGTATTAAATACTGATAGCGTTCAAGGTACGAATCTTGTACCTTTAGAAATTGATAGCAGTGGTTTGATAAAGATATCAACAAGTGCTACAATTTCATTTACGATGGTACCTGTCGACCCGAGAGACGAAAACTACCGTACCTGTGCCTTATTTCTTGGAGATGATGAATTAACATACCCCGCAGTTGCAACCAGTGACGGGAGTTTATTAATTGATATGTGATCTTATGGCAGAAAACGCTTCAAGAGACCAAAATTCTGTACCTGTAACCTTATTCCAGATTGACGGAGAGGCGAGAGGTAATTTAATGATGGGTAGGATAGACCAGGCCACAGGACGTATCCTTGTCGATGCAGCAGGAGGTGGTGACGTAGTAGGTCCAGCTTCATCTACCGATAACGCAATAGCTAGGTTTGACGGGACTACAGGTTTACTACTACAAAATAGCGGTGTAACCATATCTGATGCTAACGTGATGTTAGTACCGAGTCTTACTGCTTCTGAGATAGTCATTACAGATGCGTCAAAGAATCTAGTATCAGCTGCCGTAGCTACATATCCAAGTCTTACCGAACTCACTTATCTTAAGGGGGTTACTTCTGCTATCCAGACACAAATAAATACAAAGGCTCCGTCTACGTCTCCGACTTTTGCAACATCAATAACAGGTTCATACCTAACAGCATCAGAGATTCTTATCACTGATGGCTCTAAGAATATTGTTTCTGCTGCCGTTGCTACATATCCATCACTCACAGAACTAACTTATGTCAAAGGAGTAACTAGTGCTATTCAGACACAGCTCAATGCTAAGGCTGCAACTCTAAGTGGCACTATTAACGAGATTGCGTACTTCGATAGTTCTTCTACTATCGCATCTCTCGCTGTAGCAACATATCCGTCTCTAACGGAACTTTCTTATGTAAAGGGCGTAACAAGTGCTATACAGACACAGTTAGGTACGAAGGCATCAACAGCACTCGACAACCTTGCATCTGTTGCAATCAATACATCTCTCGTATCAGATACAGATAACACAGATGACTTAGGTACTACGGTAAAGAAGTGGGCTAACTTATTTGTAACAACAATCGGAGCTACTGCAACGCGCGTGACGAAGGGATGGTTCACTGATATTGAATCTAGCAACATGCCAACAGTTGGTGGCACAGCAATTCTCACATCTCTCACAGCACCACAGTTCACTACAATAGAATTAGGACATGCTTCAGACACTACACTATCCCGTGTATCCGCAGGAGTGATTGCAGTAGAAGGCGTGACAATACCAAGCATTTCTAGTACGAACACATTTACGAATAAGCGTGTGACTAAACGTACAGGAACAACAACATCAAGTGCGACACCTACTATCAACACTGATAACGTAGATGCTTACTCGCTCACAGCTCAAACAGAAGCAATTACCTCGTTCACTACAAACCTTTCAGGAACACCAACAGAAGCACAAGGTCTTTTGATTAGTGTGACAGGAACGGCAGCCCGTGCAATTACATGGGGCGCATCATTCGAGAACGGTCCCGTGGCATTACCAACAACCACAGTCACAACCACGAGACTTGATACATTCTTTATTTGGAACAGTGTCACCTCGAAATGGAGATGTATGGCAACAGGTTCAACAGTATAATAAATAATATATGACAAAGGTAAAAACAAACTCAAGTGTAAATATTACGAAGACATTCAATTATTCTAAAAATGGAGTAACACTCAGTTTCTCTCTTCGTACTGATGTAAAGAACCAACTCATTGACTTCAAGGAAATACTTGAGACTGCTTTGTCGGATATTAACAAGGAGATAGCAGAATAGATTTATGGCTACAGTTAATACATTGGTTGTTGCGGGTGGAGGCGGAGGGGCTGGCGAAGATGTTGGGGGTAACCAGGTTGGAGGAGGTGGTGGTGGTGGTGGTGGATACCAAGCCAACACGACCTTTACTGTAACTCCACAAGCATACACAATAACAGTTGGTGCTGGCGGTGCTGGCGGAAGCGGAAGCGGAAGTTCTGGTTCTATCGGAAACAACTCTGTCTTTGATTCCATAACAGCAAATGGGGGGGGGCTTGGAGGATGCCGCATAGCGGGCGGAAACGGAGGCTGCGGTGGCGGTGGCGGTGTTTTGAATACGGGCGGAGGTACAGGTTCTCAGGGTGGAAATGGGGGCGGAGGAAACGCAACAGCCCCAGGTGCAGGCGGAGGAGGTGGTGGTGCTGGAGTAAACGGTACTGCCGCATCAGGAACTGTCGGCGGAGCAGGAGGAAACGGAACAGCCAACTCAATATCTGGTTCCTCAGTCACATATGCTGGCGGAGGAGGAGGAGGAAATACTGGAGGAGGAGGTGCAGCAGGTACTGGAGGTGGAGGCGTTGGTGGCAACAATACACACGGCACAAACGGCACGGCTAACACTGGCGGAGGAGGAGGCGGAGGAGGTTCCACTGGTGGCGCAAGAAACGGAGGTAATGGCGGTTCAGGTATCGTCATCATCGCCTACAAAACAGACGGCTCAGACGGTGTGTCCACCTCTTCAACAGGAGGTACTATCACCACGTCAGGTGCTTACACAATCCACACATTTACAACAAGTGGTACGTGGACAATGGTTGCATCGGCTTCTAACACCTCGAATTTCTTTGCAATGATGTAATAAAAAAATATATATATGTCTTGGCGAAACGAAAAAACAAAAACAGGTTCCGACTTGGTCTGGAGTAATCCAGAAACAGGAATTGCACCATCTGCTCTAAAAGGCAATGCAATTTTACAGAACGTGAATATCGCAACTCAGTCAGGACAGGCATATGTTTCTTTTGCGCGTATTGCACAAACGCCATTAGACGCACAAGACGCAACACTCACACCTGTTTCCTCAACACTTTTTACATCAAGCGAAACAATCAAGGCAGGTGTGTGGCTTCAGGTTACTGCTTCGACAGTGACCAGTATTAACGTGTCTACCTTCCCTACAACACTTGATGTTGATTATCTTGTGGTAGCTGGAGGTGGAGCAGGAGGTGTTGCTTTTGATGGAGGTGGAGGCGGAGGTTCTGCTGGTGAGGCTGTTGAGGACGTAGAAACAATGGCTGTTGGAACGTATACTGTTACGATTGGTGTTGGTGGTACGTCAGGTTCGATTACACCTTCAA